ATGTTAAAACAGGCGCAGTCAAACAAAGACATCCGGGAGGCCGCTGCATCGGCTGGCGTTTTTCTCTGGCAGGTTGCCGAGGCTATCGGTGTGACTGATGGAACTTTTTCCAGAAAACTCCGCCGGGAGCTTCCCGATGATGATAAGGCCGCAATCCTCCAAATCATTCAGCAGCTTAGTTCTTCGGCCAAGTCATAATCACTTTCATTCATTGTATTGATGAATCAATTTCATCAATATTTTTTGATGTGCAAAACCAGCAGCATTTATCCATAAATCAGGTGGGCATCCCTCTGTAAATCTATTGCAAAACAAGGTAATCCGTTGCAAAGCATGACACGGGATATCACCAGATGACACCAGATGGATTTTGACGCAAAAGATTTCATTTCAACAATGGTTCATGACATCAATTTTCAATCAGAATTTGGCGGTATTGCATTATTTTTCGATTTGTGCTTTACTGCTGACACGGCATCAAAAATCAACTTTCAAGCAACACCAAGGAGGTGCATCGAATGGGAGATTTAATCCGATACCCGCAGATGGCTACCGTGAAAGCGGCCGCTGAAACCTACGGTCTACCGCCGACCTACATCCGCTCTCTCTGCCGGACAGGTAAAATTCGGTACGTTGTGGCGGGTCACAGGTGGCTCGTGAATATGAACAGCTTGGCCCAGTATTTTAATGAGGGCGACCCCATCCCGGCGGAACAGGGTGAAGCTGTGGGTGGCATCCGCCGGGTGGCGAGGTAAGCGAATGGCTGTAAAACGAATGTTCTCAAGTTCAGTGACTGAAACAGACAGCTTTCTGGAATTGCCACTGAAATCGCAGGCCCTGTACTTTCACCTTGGTATGCAGGGTGATGATGATGGGTTTGTAGCAAACCCCCGCGCCATTATCCGTTCTATTGGCTGCACCGCTCGTGATTTGAAGCCCTTGGAAACCGCCGGATATGTCATTTCTTTCCCTTCAAAAGTGCTCGTTATCACCGATTGGAAAGCCAACAATAATTTACGCAATGACAGATACAAACCAACTGCGTTTCAAAATGAACTCGCGCAGTTAACAGAAAGTGCGAACAAACGTTATATTTTGGTAAGCCTTGGTATACCAACTGGCAACCAAATGGATACCATTGGTATACCATCTGACAACCAAGTGACAACCCAGCATAGCATAGCAGAGCATAGCTCAGGAAGAAGTTGTAAGAAAGCCGCCACAACAGCAGCCCGGACAGATTCAGACCTTGCTCAGATCGTACAGCATTTTCAGGCCGAGATAGGCGAGTTTCCCCGCTCTGCGCTGGACAAGCTACAACGCTACCGGGAAGCGTTTTCAACTGAGCTGATTTGCAAGGCCATTGATGAAGCCGCAGAAAACGGCGTGAGAAAGTGGCGCTATGTTGACGGCATTCTGAAAGGCTGGCAGGCTGATGGGGTGCGCACTCTGGGGGATGTAGAAGCCCGCCGGGAAGCCCGAAAGAAGCCCGAACAGCCGCAGGAAAGGAAGTTTGAGGTGCTGACATGAACATTCACAAGGTTTTACTGGGTGCAATCCTCATCAAGCCAGACCTTGCGCCCTACTCGCTGCCGGATTTGGAGATTGAACACTTCCCGGCAGACCTTCAGCCGGTGTTTGCTGCACTGTCCGGCCTTTGGAATGCAAAGGGCCAGTTGGACGCGGTGGAAGCCTGTGCCCGATACCCAGAGCAGCGAACGGCCATCATGGGGTGCGTAGAGGAATGCGAGGGCGAGTATATCGCTATAACCCGCGACCGCGTAGAAGAATGGACACAGCTTGTCAGGGAACAAGCTGCCTTGACCCAATTCCAGAATTTAGCCCTTCAGGCTGGAAGCAACCTGACCACGTTTGCAGACCTGCCCGATCTATATAGCCAGATGGGTGAAGCCCTGACGCTCGACCGGGAAGAACAAGATTTTAAGCCCATCGGGGAACTGGTCGATAACTATATCCGCAAGTTGAATGAAAAGCCGAAGTACATCCCCAGCGGTATCCCGGTGCTGGACAAGCACCTGCATTTGTCGCCCGGCAACCTGTTCATCATCGGCGGCAGACCATCTGCCGGTAAAACCGCCCTGTCCCTGCAGATGGCTTGTGAGCAGGCCCGGCGGGGCTTCCGTGTGTGCTATTTCAGTCTTGAAACTGACCCGGACACCTTGACCGCCCGCATCATTTCAAACCGTCTGGCGGTTCCGCTGGCAGATGTAAAGAGCAAGACCGTTCCTCAGTCCGACCTTGACAGCCTTGCAGATCTGCACAAGCTGCCGCTGTTCATCCGCTCTGCATCCGGCAAGGGCACGGGATGGATCAAGGCACAGGCCCAGCGAATGAAAGCACAGGTTATTTTTATCGATTATTTGCAGCTGCTAACCGTCAGCAAGGCAAAAGACCGATACCAGCAAATCACCAGCATTTCCATCGCCCTACACGAACTGGCACAGACCACAGGAATACTTGTGGTAGCTCTGGCCCAGCTGAACCGCAACGCTGCACACGCATCCCCCAGCACCGCCGATCTGAAGGAATCCGGCCAGCTGGAACAGGATGCAGACGCTATTTTGCTCCTGTCTGCTGACAAGGAAGAGTATCAAGCCATTCTGGCCAAGAATAAGGAAGGCAAAATTGGCGAAATTCCCTTGACCTTCGACAAGACCCGCCAGCGCTTTCTCACCGTCACGAGTGAACTGGAAGGGAGGTGAACACACATGAAGCACAGTCAGAACAAACCGCGCCGCCGGGAACCGTACCACTATGACGCAAGCGGTGCACAGTATATCGCCTGCATCGAAACCGCCTTGCAGCACGGCCAGAGCATCCCGGTGCACGTTTTGCAGCTGGTCTACCATATGCTGCTGCCGTATATGCACAACTAAGCCACTTACCACACTCAACAACAGGAGGCACAGATGAATGCCAGCATCCATGTCAACGTGGACGAGATCCCGCCGGAGGTCGCAGAGCGAATCGGTCGAGTTTTCCTCGAATACCATAAGCGGTTCCAACAAGATCCGGAACTCATGGCCAAATTAGAGGCATACCGAGCCGCAAGCCATCCGAGCCATAAAGGCAGCGAGAGTGAGGCCACCCCATGAACAATCCAAATTCCGGCACACCGCAGCAGCCCGGCAGCGCCCCGCCGCAGGGTATCACACAAGAGTATGTTGCACAGTTGGTCGTTGCCTTTATGCAGCTGTACGCTTGTATCCTCGCTCTGCCCGGCGGGTATGAGGCTCTGCAAGCCGCCCAAGAGATCATCACCTCGGACGCAAAACGGCCGGCAAACAGCATCGTCTTTCCGTTCCGGCAAACAAAGGGCAGACTATAGGGCAAAACAAAAGGCCGCCATGCAAGCAGCGAACTCGCAAGGCAGCCAAGCGGGAGCGATTGACAGACCACATCCCGCAGTCATTCTATCACACCCGGCAGCCCATCTCAAGCTCGGCACCCCCTCAAGGTACTGTGAACGGGTACCCTAGTTCATAGCGGGCTCGTCGACCCCGAATCTCACTCAGTTAGAGTACGAAAATTTTGGCATTTCGTTACGCCATTCTAGTGCAATCTGTACACCATAATGCTAGGAGGCAAACTATGGACAACGATATTCGTATTCACCTCGATGAGATTTCACCAGAGGACACTGCCAGACTTGCACGAGGCTGCAAACGGTTATATCTCAAGATCATGGCTATGCCGGATGGCGAGGCCAAGCTGGACGCAGCATGGGCCGCCTACCAGCAGAGAAAGGAAGGGGGGTGAGCCCCAAAAGAATTCTGACCGCACTCCCTGATAGAACTATGCCCCTCGCCGTTCTTGCCGCGGTGAGGGGCATAATTGCACCCGCCGGGTGCAGCACAATCGAATATGGCAAGAGAAAGGGATTTTATGGCTCGAAAAGAATGGGAGTTGCTGTTCAGCCTGTCCGCCAAGCAGAACAGCAACTTCTCCAGCACCTTCAAGGCTGCGCAGTCTGCTCTTGTGGAAACACAGAACAGAATCCAGCAGCTGAACAAGGTACAGTCCGATATAACTGCGTACCAGAAGCAGCAACAGGCCGTTGACTCCACCAAGCAGCGGCTGGCCGTCTTGCAGCAGCAGTACGATAACATCCAGAAAGAGATTCAGGAGACCGAGGGCTATTCCTCTGCGCTGGAAAACAAGTTAATTTCCAAGCAGGCGCAGATCGACAAGACCACGACCTCCCTGCACACCTATGAGCAGCGTCTGGCTGCCACCGGGAACACCCTGCGGGAAGCTGGCGTGGACACCACGCAGCTGACAGCAGAAACCACTCGGCTGGAAACCGAGGTCGATAAGCTGAAAGACCAGCAGGTTGACCTCAAAAAGACCATGGACGAGGCCGGAGAGGGCGCAAAGGACTTCGGCGAAAAATCCGTCGAAGCCCTCGATGCCGTTGAATCTGTGCTTGCCACGGCCGGCATCGCAAAAGCCCTCAACGAAATCAAAGACGCATACATGGACTGCATCAACACCGCAGGTGATTTTGAAGCATCCATGAGCAACGTCGAAGCCCTGTCCGGCGCATCCGGCGATGAACTGGAAGCCCTGTCCGACAAAGCCAAGGAGATGGGCGCAACCACCAAGTTCACCGCCGGTGAATCCGCGGACGCTTTGTCTTACATGGCTCTGGCGGGCTGGAACACCCAGTCTATGCTGGACGGCATCAGCCCGGTGCTGAATCTGGCTGCTGCCGCCAATATGGACTTGGCGCAGGCGTCTGATATTGTCACAGACTATCTGACCGCCTTTGGCCTGAAAGCCTCCGACACCACTCACTTTGTCGATGTGATGGCCTACGCTATGGCTCACTCCAACACGGACGTGATCCAGCTGGGCGAGGCATACAAGGCGTGTGCATCTACCGCCACATCCCTTGGCTACTCTGTCGAGGAGACAACCGCAGTTCTGGCTATCATGGCCAATGCCGGTGTTAAGGGCGGCGAGGCTGGCACAGCCCTGAACGCCATCTTCACCCGCCTTGCCACCAACACAAAAAAGTGCGGTGACGAGCTGGCGACCTACGGCGTGAACATCTACGATGCCCAGGGCAATATGCAGTCCCTGTCCAGCATCCTTACCGGGATTGCCGGGGTCTGGGGCGACCTGACCGACCAAGAGCAAGCCAACCTTGCCAAGACCATCGCTGGCACAAACCAGTATTCCAAGCTGCAAACCATCATGGCCGGATGCAGCGAGGCCGCCGCCGAGGGCGGGCAGTCGTTCTCAGACTACACCGCAGCCCTGAACAACTGCGCCGGGTCTGCCGACAAGATGGCGGGCACCATGCTCGACAACATGAACGGCAGGCTGGTTCTGATGCAGTCTGCCGCTGACGGCCTGAAAATCGCCATCGGCGAGGATTTGACTCCCACCATGTCCGGCCTGTACGATGTTGGCGCGCAGGTTCTGGGCTGGATGCAGGGCTTTGTCGAGGAAAACCCCGGCGTGATCAAGGGCATTGCCGCCGGGACAGTCACCTTGGGCGGTCTGGCCGGAGCCATCACCGCCGTAAATGCTGCCCTTAAACTCAGCAAGGTACTTGCACCCACTCTGACTACCGTTGTCCCTGTGTTGGGCACCGCCGCGCTGGCTGCCGGCGGTGTTGCGGCAGTCGTGGCTTTGCTTTCCTCTGCTGCTAACGATACAGTTCTCTCTGTGCAGGAACTGACCACCGCGGCTCAGAACATGGGCAGTGCCATGAAAGAGGCCGGCACAGATTACGACACCACCTTGTCCAGCATGGAGGCAACTGCCAGCGTTGCCGACCAGTACATCGGCAAGCTGGAGGCCATCGAGGCGGCTACTGGTGGCAACACCGCCGGGAACACCGAGTATCACGATACCCTTGCCCGCCTGTCTGCGCTGGTGCCCAGTCTGGCCGATGACATTGACCTTGAAACGGATTCCATCAAGGGCGGCACCGAAGCCCTGCGCCAGCACACAGACGCTTATGTGGCCGATGCAAAGGCGCAAGCCCGGCAGGACTATCTGAACACTCTGTATGAGAAATACCGAGATGTGCTAAGCGAAAGCGCAGAGAACGAGGTCAAACTGAACGCTGCAAAAGCCAAGGTTGAGAAATCCAATGCCGGCATGGTTACCAGCTATGATAAGCTACTTGCCACCCTCGGCATGACGGACGAACAGTTTAAGCTGACCTATGGTACTGTTCAGGATCTTCCGTGGCGCACCATGAGCGAGGATGTGCAGCAGCTACGCAGCGAATACCTCAGCTATTCGGCAGACCTTGTGACTGCCCGGCGAGAGGTAGAGAACTACACCGAGGCGATGGCGCAAGATCAGGAAGCGGTAGACGCTGCCCAGACCGAGTATCAGGAAGCAGCGGCCGCAATCAACGGCATGGCAGATGCACAGGATTCTGCAGCAGACAGTGCCGAGGATGTTGCCGCCGCCCTGTCTGCTGCCCAAAATAATATTCAGGGCATCATCTCAGCCTATAACGAGGCCTATGATGCAGCCTTGAAGAGCGTCAGCGGGCAGTATGACCTGTGGGATACCGCTGAAAAAATCGTTGCCACCTCCGCGTCCAGCATCAATTCCGCACTGGAGAGCCAGATCACCTACTGGGACAGCTACAACCAGAATCTTGAGAGCCTGAATGCCCGCGCCGCTGACATTGACGGTCTGAGTGCCGTGATTGCCAGCTTTGCCGATGGCAGCAAGGATTCTGTGAACGCCATTGCCGGCATGGCATCGGCCTCTGACGCTGACCTTGCCAAAATGGTCCAGAACTATCAGGAACTGCAGGAGGCGCAGAAAACTACCAGCGAGAGCATGGCCGACTTAGAAACCGGCATGAGCAACGCCATGGACGAGATTGCGCAGAACGTGGCCGACAGCGTGGCAGACATGAACCTCAGTGATGAGGCCAAGAAAAGCGCACAAGCCACCATTCAGGGCTTTGTGGATGGCGCAGAGGGGATGCTCCCCCGTGTTCAGACCGTATTCTCCAAAATCGCCTCCGCTGCTTCCACCGCACTGGCAGGAGCAGGCGGTAGCTACAACGGCAACATTCCCGGCTATGCAGTCGGTACGGAATCCGCTGCGCCGGGCTTTGCCATCGTTGGTGAGAACGGCCCGGAGCTGGTCTACTTCAACGGCGGCGAAACCGTGCTGACTGCGCCGGAGACCCGCGCAGCGTTCGATGAAGCGCAGCAGTTCACGCAGATCGTCAGCAAAAACGCCCTTGACTTTGCAGCCATTCAGCAAGCCGCCGGGTTGTCCGAAAATTCCATGCAGACGTTCTACCATGACTGGACAGTGTACAACGAGTATGAAGCACTCACCGCGAACACCGCCGCCCCGGCGGAAGTTGTGTCGGCATCCAACTCCACACCTTCCGAGGGCAGTCCGATTTCCATCAACTTCGCCCCGGTCTACAACTTCTCTGGCGTGTCTGACACGCAGCAGTTTGAAAGCCTCTTGACTTCCCGCGATGACGATATGCGGGAGTACATCCTCGGCGTTGTCGAAGAAGCGGAGCACGATAAATTCCGCAGAGCATACGCATGATGTGCCTTGCATTCGCAAGCAGTGCGCCGTGGTACCACCATAGGCGCTGCAAGCAGTGTCTTTGTATGTACAAAGCCCCTTGCCTTGCAAGGACTTGTTGGGCAGCATCCCAAACCCTTTGAACGTGCTGCGCCCGGCGGGTGCAGCACTTCAGCTACACGATTCTGTTGACCTCAACAAAATCGCTGCATGACAAAGCCCCCAGACCGCGACAGCGCGTGTCTGAGGGCTTTGCTTCTTTCTGTGGGTGTTTTCCTTGCCGTTGGTTCTATTCTTGCTCAGGCAGCCCCGGCGGGCTTATGCCGCGCAGTCAGGGAAGTTCACAACGGTGATCTCTGCCACGGCCTTTTCGACCGTCTGCAAGATGTGCTCTATCTTCTCCACCGTGTCCGCAGACAGAACGACCTCGCCGCACTGTTCGCACTTCAGGCAGGGCACGTTCTTGATGACCACGACACAGTTCTTCAGCTGAACTGTGTGAATGGTCGTGCTGGGCTTCATTTCGCCTTTGCAGAAAAAGCAGGTCATATTTATTCTCCTCTCTTCTTTCGTTCAGTATACGTTGCGTTCCAGTGGTCGAGATCCGGCCAATAGGCCGTCAGAATCCACAGAGCGCCCTCATGAATGCCGCAGACAACATGCAGCCAGCGGCCTGCCAGATTGACCCCCAACACCAGACAGGACGGACAACGGTAATCATCCGGGCGGTATTCGATGATCTTCCCGCCCTGGATAGCCTGCCGGATGTCTGCCAGCAAAATGCCGCGCTCATAAAGCCGTGCCTGCGAATGGGCCGTCAGAAAGATTTGCCCGCTCTGTGCCAGTGTACGCAGATTTTCTATTGTTAATTCCATCATGCGGTTTCCTTCCCGGCGGTGTCCTCTGTGGGCACGTGTTCCAGCAAATCGCCCGGCTGGCAGTCGAGCAAGCGGCAAACCGTGTCTATCGTTTTCCATGATGCAAGCTCACCATGACGCAGCTGCTGCAAGGTGGCCTGACCCATGAGTTTATCTGTACGAATTTTGTTGGTACTGTATCCGGCAGCTTTGAGTGCTGGCAGGATTTCGATTTTATACCGAATCATTGTAGCACCTTCCTTTCCATGCTTATTCTATCGCATATCTGCACTTTTTACAAGTGCAAAAGTGACGATTATTGCACTTGTTTATTGTGCAATTCATCAATAGACTGCACCCCAATTAAGTGCTATAATAAAGACACAGCAAGGGAAGCACGACCGGAAGGCAAGGGGCGAAGTAAGACCGGGAGAGCAAATACCGAGAGTTAGCAAAGCGATGTAACCCACTTCCCGATATGCTGTGTAAAAGAAAATGGCCCGGTGTCCGCTACCAACGAAACCACCGAGCCAAACCCACCAAAGGGTCAAGCCTATTATACAGGAGCTGACCCGCAAAGTAAAGCGAGGACAGAATGAAGAAGTACAATCTCTCCGAGATCATGCACAAAGCGTGGAAGCTGTACCGCAAGGGCGTGAGCAGCTTTGCCAAAGCCCTGCATCGGGCATGGAACAGCGCAAAGGCGCAACCCATCAACGCAGAACGCATTCAGCGGGCACAGGAGAGCGCGGGTGTAATGGAGCCTGTAAACACATGGGCAGGCTGGAAAGCCGCCGGGTACATGGTGGAGCATGGTGCAAAGGCTCTGTTTCAGGCGGTGCTGATCCACAGCAGCAGGGGAGACGGCCAGACCTACCGGGCATCGTTCTTCGGTGCATCGCAGGTGCAGCCGCTGGAAGCCCTGTAACACGAGCAGAGACCCCCGGCGGGAAGATGGAAGCCCGCCGGGCATGATGGGAGGATATGACCATGAAGTTGGAGAAGAAAATCAGCTTGCACGCCTTTGAGGTGGAGTACATCGACCAGCGGGAAGTAAAGCCCCGCTCCCTGCACCGGGAAAGCATCGTGCTGGATGGTGGCCGGATGAACACGCTCGACCACCTGAACCAGACCCCGCAGAGCTGGATCCGGCAGCAGTACGCCCAGCAGGGCTACACCGTGTCAGCGATCCACAAGGGTGAGAGCCTGACCGCCAAGGTTGACACCGGCTTTCTGTGGAAGCTGGCCGCACTGGATGCAGCCGCAGCAAAGGCCGGCAAGAGCGTGGCCAAGCTGCTGGAAGGGGGTGCAGCGGTATGACCGCAGCCCAGTGGCAAGAAGTCCTCTGCCGTGTCCGCAGCCTGTCAGCCGCCGACAAAGACCGCCTGTTGACCTATCTCCATGCACTGCACGATGCAGCACAGCAGCCCAAGAGAGCCGAATCCATGCCGAACACGCCCAAGGTACTGTAAAGCCCCCGCCGGGCTGGCAGCGGGCTTTCCAAGCCCTATCTTTACCCAGTCAGCCGAGGAAATTTCCGGCACTTTAATTGAATTTTGAAAGCGAGGTACACTATGCAGCACTCTGATTGCACCCCCAGAATTCCCACCGTTACCGCAGAAGAAGCCGTTAAAATGTCATGGCTGTGGAGTTCGTCCCAGACCCTCAAGGAAGTAAGTCAGCTTTTCAACGCCATTACAGAAGTCCCCAATGAATTTGGCCTAACAGGCGCATATCGCTTCATGGGGCTTATCACCGCCCTTTGGAACGCTGGCAGGGTGCAGGGCATCCGGGAAGAACGCGCCCGGCGGAAGCGCAAGGCACAGACCATCGAACAGTGACAGAAACACCCTCTGACAGCCCACAAACGGCCGCAGAGGGTATTTTTCATCATTCTATGATAGATTCTTGGTTTCTTCTGTGGTAAAATAGGCGCAGTCGAATTGATGAAAGGGGAAACAATGACACTCACAGAGATCTCTCGCTACTTCCACCTGAATGAGACCATCCAAAAGAACCGTGAGGCTTTGAAGTTCCTGCGTGAACGAGCCGAACCCGCTGCACCCTCACTGAACGGTATGCCCCACGCATCCGGCGTGAAAGACAGCACCGGGCGGCTGGCCGTTGAGATCGCCGACATGGATGCACGAATCACCTACCTTGAGGAACAGGCTGAACAGGAGCGAGATAAGGCCGTTGCCTTTTGCGCCACGATTCAGGACGCACGCCTGTATCTGATCTTCCGTCTGCGCTTTGTCCGCTGCCTGACATGGGCAGAGGTTGCGGACCTCTTGGGGGACTACTATACCGAGGAGGGTGTCTGCCGCATGGCCTACAACTACCTTGCCAAGACTGAAAAAGAGAAGCCCACCGCCCAGAGTGCATGACCCACGATAGAGCCGCAGCACCTACGGACAGCACAAAAGCCCGCCCGGCTACACACCGGACAGGCTTTTTCTTTGCCCCCAAACAGGCGATGAACAGGCGAAAGCACTCGCCCCGCCGGGCATCCGACACAAGGCACACGGTAAGGCACACAAGAGGTAGTTTTTGGGGTAGTAAGGCACAAACGAGGCACTTTCCAGCCCTTTTGAAGCCTATATAAAGCAAGAAATCCCACGATTTACACCGTGTTTTCAACGGTCAATCGTGGGATTTTACTTGGTGCGATGGAAGGGACTCGAACCCCCGGCCTACTGATTCGTAGCGCACGCCGGGCGATTCCCTCAATTTTTGGAAGTTACGTTTTACCGTTATTTCTCTGCGATACATCGCAAGTTTTGAGCTTGGAGTTTCTGCACCCTTTGTCCGATTTTGCAACGATTTGCACCCTTTGCACGTTTTGAAACCGTGCAAAAACCGTGCAGAAACCGTGCACTTACTCCCAGACAAACTAAAATCCACTTCATCCGACAACGACTTGACGGCATTGGTTCGAGTGACCGCACACCAAAAATCAAGTCTTGGAGGATACGACTATGACGAAATTGCTTTCCTGCCGCTACAATATGGACACCAACCGGGTGGAAGCCCGGTTCGCAGATGGCACCACTCTTGCCATCGACTGCATCGCTGTGGAGGACGAGTACGGCCATACCCCAACGCAGCGGGCAGAGCTGGACTGGCTGCTGTACAACAAGCCCTTGGAGTACGCACAGATGGTGCTGAGAGGGGAGATGGGGCAGTATCTCTCGCTGGGATGTGAGCACGGTAGGTTGGAAGATTAAGCATACTTCATAAGGAACAGGGTGTCCGCTGGCCTGTGGCTTCACTATGGGCCAGTGGGCATCTTTCGTTTTACAACTCATCTAAAGGCATTACTTTTTTATATTCACATGAATTTCATCGTCGTTATCGTCTTCATCCGTCTCATTCTCTGCGTTTCCATTTAAACTCTTATTTTCGGCTGCATTGAGGAGTTGCCGCATCATTTCCAAAACGCGCTTGGTTTTAATTGCTCCAACTACAATAGATTCAAATTCTTCCCGGTTTTTACATATAACAATATATCCAAGAGATGCTTTATCCTTGAGTTGTCTTGAAATATTTTCCTCCAAAACGACCGTTACAGGATAGACAGACAAATCATATTCAATAAACATCAACCTATATCTAAATTCCTTGAACGACTGTGCCGCAATACAGAATTCAAACCGTTCGATTTTATTTCCTACCGCGCCCAAACTATCTTGAATATCTACTTCCTGTTCTGTCTGGATGCCAAACATAGCCAACCCACTTTTTTTAGTATAAGATTGGATTGGCCCTTTGTATGGAAGAACCATTCCTTCTATTTCTCCATCCGTTTCAGCCTTCAATTCGTTACTTATATTTTCAAGAATTGTTTTGGGTAAGGTCAAATCCTGTTTTGCGGTGTCCAGTTTTCCCTTTAATCCTAATTCATAACTCATGATTGTTCTCCTTTACTTCAAATACTATTGGTAGATGGTCACTTATCTTTTTGCTTGGATGTCTGTTTTTATCCACCAAACTTGTGGTTTCTGTTTCAGTTATGATTTTCAGGCTTGTGTCAACAAATCTATTTCTGAGCTGCGGGCGTATCATAACCTGATCGAATATATTCCAGAATTCCGTTTTCTCTTGAGATGATTTGTAATAATACGTTCCCGGCGGATATTGAAAATCGCCCAGAAGATTCCACATCGGATTATAGAACATCTTCCGGTCTTCTCCTAAAATTTTTCTTGAAAGACGTTTTGTTTCCGCGGCAACTGGGATGCTATGGAATCCTGTTGCTCCCAAACAACCGTGGTCGTATGGATTTTGATTGAAATCGCCAACTACAATGCTTTCCAGTGATCCGCTTTCTTTTTCAGCAAGTTCAATATCATACGCGATTGAATGAGATTTCATGAGCTGTGTCGATGGGTCTGCATGTAATCGACTTGGCAAGTGCACGGCACATAGTAAGAAATCTTTTTCCACAATTTGCATTGTATAGTACGTATCCTGTCTACTCGGAAAGACGTTCTCATTTGTTCCAAGCATTGTGATTCTATCACATCCGAGTGTGATATATGGGTGCATAAGAATACCTTTTTGGAAAAGATGTTGAATCAAATCATCAACCGAATCTTTGTACTCGGCTAGGATGATTGTATTTATATTTTGTTCTTCAACAATTTCACAGATAATGGGATTTATGTCAGTGTTGTTGTATGTATTCCAAAACAAAAATCTCACAGCTTCTTCACCTTTATTTTCTGAAACGACATCTGATGCTATATATTTCTTTCATTTTCTATAGTTTCCTCGATTTGCTGCTCTGCTAGTTCTCGAATCGTTTCAATACATCCATCCGTATCCTTCAGCACTTCCTTTTCCCAGAAGTGAACAGGATACCAGTCTCTCGTCTTTAAGTCCTTATCATTCCGAACATCCCGTGCGATATTTTCCTCGATTTTGGCTATCCAGTATTCCCGGTTGCGCTTCAGCTTTGGCTTGCGTTCTTCCCAGTTTTGCCCGTGCCAAAACTCGCCATCCACGAAGATAGCAATACGGTACTTCAGGATAGCAATATCTGGGGAACCGGGGAGGCGTTTGTCATTCAGTCTATATCGAAAGCCGAAGTGCCATAGGCGTTTTGCTAAAAGCACCTCGGCTTTTCCTTGTTTTAAGTGGACATGAGACATTCGCTCGGATGTTTCCGGGGTCGTATCATACGATTTAGGATGTTTCATTTGATTTTTGTCAACGCAGAGGTGGTGTCACATCTTCATAAACAATTTCACCATCAACGCAGGTATATTTCAGGAGCTTCAAATTATTCCATTGCTTGTTGCGAACTGGGTGACTTCCCTGTGTATAATGCCGCTGAACTACTTCTCGATAGTACCTGTCCATACCTTCCTCATAACCGGCTGCAATGATACAGGCTTCTATCATTTCATAGTCACCGTACGCATATTCTGTGCATACCCAATCGACATATTTCAGTATTTGATCAATCGTCGATTTTTCTGCTTCATCCTTTTTGAGTTCAACTGTAAGATATTTGCACGTTATCTTTGTATCCGTCAAATATCTTGCGGCAAGCACATCGATTTTATCCATATAGTCGATTGGCTTAAAAGGTGATGCTATCACCTGATGCGATACATAATCCCATCGACCTAAATCTACGATTCTTTCATGGCATAAATCATAAACGACGGCTGCTTCTAATGCCATCTCATGTTTTACTCTACCTGCTCTCACACCGTTGCGCAGCAGACTTTCCGGCGTGATCAAATATCGATTCAAGTCATGTAAACGCAGCAAGTCATGTACGGTATCATCTCTTTCCCAGATATGCTGACCCGTTATCATTTCGTTCTGGTGCCGCAGCAGGAAAATTTCTCTCAGAGATTCATTTTCTTCATCGCCGAGTTTGATAAAAGAGACCTTCCAAAAAGCACGAAGCATTTTGAATGTATCTGGCTTATAGACCAATACCTCATCAGTGTCGATGCCTTCTTCAAAAAAGTATGGTGCCGCCTTAAAAGTGCATAACCACCGATACCAAATACTGTCCGAACCAGAATCGACCAGCAAATCATCTTTTACATCTGCATATGCGACCGGTTCACAGGCTGACGAATCCGGGAAGTTTGAATATTTGCAGTCTGGGCCGACTGCGACCAATTCGCCGATACCATATATTTTACGGTCACTAAAAAAGTAAACATTATCTCCCGGTTTCATAGATATATAATCCGCCAAAGTTGCTTCAAACGGCCTTGAAGTCAAGCTATTCAACCGGGTCGAGTAAATTCCACGTTCGGCACAGGTTCTTATTATCTCGGTATCCCCACCGATAGCAAAAACATATCCGGCCATTTTTATACTTCCTTTATCTGCTCCGCAACATACGAATTATTCAACCAGAAGCACTGCTTTGTCATAGAACCACCCGTAGGCAGGGGAGCGGTATCCGTGCTATCCCGCCCATGGGGGCGGACATGAGCCACACGGCTTTCCGATGCCTTGGGCAAGTTATTGCGATTCCGCCCACTGGCATCTTTCCAAATGTGGACCCCCTCCCGCAGGGTATCCACAGTGCGCTGCCACACACGATGTACCTCTTCCAAATCATCAGCCGGGATATTCCAGAATTTCACCCTCTGGAAGTAGCACTCGCCGTCCTTCGACTTTTGGAAGATGATGAACAGGAATTTGGTCGGTGCAAGAAGGTCATAGAGCGCAGACTCTTCCCACGTTTCGTTCATCATCGCACAGAAATCCATCCTCGGGAAGGACACATTCTGTTCGATACTTCCATCTACCTCCACAGTGATGGCTTTCGGTTGGATACCTGCCTTTTGGAATTCCTCTGTGTTCGACAGATGCCCTTTCACGCCAAGCATCGCTGCCACTAAAAGCTCGTTGAGGTTCTTGGCATTCGTTTCTACGCCCAGCCGTGCCTTAAGTTCCGTCCTGCTCATTCCCACATAAGGCCGGACTTTTGCGCTGAACCAGTCCTCAAAGCTGGTCATTCTTAACGCTGCCGGGTCTTTGATGATTTTCTCGCAGGGTTCGTCCCCGAAGATGTACCGCCGTAGGATCTGCGTCATGTAGCTGGACTTCAACGAGTACGCCCGCTTCATGGCCGGGATAGGACTGAACGGCTGCGACCGGGTATCCTGCGAGTTGCGGCCTTTCGGGCACGCTGCCAGATACATGGTATCACCCTCACTGATCAGGTGTGCCTGTCCTGCCTTGATCTTGTCCATCAGGATCTTCCAGTCATTGCGGATGACCTCCAGATCCTCGTCCGGGAACTGGAACAGCACTGCCTTGTCGATCGTAAAGTCGACCTTGGGCACCCCATCCCGGTGCTCATAGGACATCAGCAGCATACAAGCACACTTCACCCAGAATGCACTGGTCTCGAAGGTCTTGTAGTATTCCTCATCATAGTTCAGCATATCGCAGACCAACCGCTCCTTGGCCTGAATGCCACGAGGGGTCTGCCGATAGGGCGTCACCTTCAATTCAACGCCCGCTTCCTCAAAATCGGGAGCCGGGTTGCTGTTGGGCTTATATCCAAACCAGCTTTCCTCCACAACGGTACCGATGGCACCCTTGCCTGTTGCGATGCGCCCAGTCTTGTCAATCTCGCCCAGCGTTTTGCCGACTGCTTCCTGCCCACGAGCGAGAACTTCCGCCTTCGTTTTGTACTTCCGCTGCTCCATGACTTACCCTCCAATTTTAGGGGTTGATCCCTCGGTAGGTTTTTGCTATAATAATGGTGAGAAAACGGTCAAAATCACAAAAAGTGGTTGATCTTTTTCTCAAAAAAGTGTATACTTAGATTTAAGTATATCACAGAATGGGGTGTTATGAAAGTGTCAGCAAATAGCGATATTCGTGTTGTGGAGCTATTTGCCGGCGTCGGCGGTTTCCGTGTTGGATTAGAGCGTTGTTCCGAAAGATTTAAGACGATTTGGGCAAACCAATGGGAACCCGGCCAAGCTGGTCAATGGGCTTATAAGTGCTACGACAAAAATTTTGGCGAAGATTCCCACTGTGTGAATGCAGATATCGCCACTGTGATCGATCAAGTGCCGCCGCACGACCTTCTGGTGGGTGGCTTTCCCTGTCAGGACTACTCTGTTGCCAGCACCGGTGCTAAGGGCATCGAGGGCAAGAAGGGCGTCCTCTGGTGGTCCATCTATCAGATCATCCAGAAGAACCATCCCAACTACGTTCTGCTGGAGAATGTAGACCGCCTGCTGAAATCACCCGCATCCCAGCGTGGCCGTGATTTCGGCATCATCCTGAAGTGCCTGCAGGAAGAAGGCTATGGCATCGAATGGCGTGTGATCAATGCCGCAGACTATGGCTGCGTCCAGCGCAGACGGCGTACCTTCATCTTTGCATTCAAGAACACCACCAAGCAGTATAAGCGTATGACCTCGTGTTTCTCTGCGGACACAAAGGACAGCCGTGTCTGGCTGATGCAGGAGGGCTTCTTTGCCCATGCGTTCCCGGTGCATTCTGAGGTCGCAGACCCCAAGAAAGTGACCACCGTCGATTTCAATGAATATACCGACACCGTTGACGTAACGAACCGTTTCAGAGCCGCTTTCTACAACAGCGGTGTGCTGTGCAACGGTAAGATCTTCTCTCTGGAAGCCGTCCCGAACGGCAAAGAGCCGATGTTGCTCGGCGAGATCGTTGTCAACGGTGATATCGACAAGAGCTTCTTCATCGAGGATGAGGATCTGGAAAAGTGGAAGTACATGAAGGGTGCCAAGACCATCGAGCGCACTTCCAAGACCGGCTACTCCTACACCTTTTCCGAAGGTCCCATTGCGTTCCCAGACCCTCTCGACCGTCCCGGTCGCACGATGCTCACCAGTGAGGGCACCAAGAACCGCAGCTCCCATGCGATCACAGACCCCAAAACAGGGAAGTTGCGCATCCTGCTGCCAGAGGAGTGCGAACGCATGAACGGTTTCCCGACAGGCTGGACCGACACTGGGATGCCGAAGCGTCAGCGTTATTTCATCATGGGCAATGCCCTTGTCGTTCCGCTCATCACCCAAATGGGCAAGCAATTACTGGACATCTTATAACGAAAAACCAAGGCTGCACAGTCGGCCTTGGTTTTTATGCTTTTTCGCCACGATCAAGAGGTGCCCTATCATGGAGCAGATCCGTGTTGTTGAGCTTTTCGCCGGGGTCGGCGGCTTTCGCCTTGGGCTGGAGCAGGCTTCCTCCTGCTTTCAGACTGTCTGGGCGAATCAGTGGGAACCATCCATGCGTTCCCAATTTGCTTTCGAGTGCTACGAACGGCATTTCGGGCATCGCACAGAACACGTTTGTCAGGACATCGTGACCGCCAAAGGAAACATTCCTCCACACGACCTTTTGGTCGGTGGCTTTCCCTGTCAGGATTACTCCATCGCCAAAAAGGGCGCACGAGGGATAGAAGGGAAGAAGGGCGTTCTTTGGTGGGAGATCAACGCTATCCTACGGGCACACAAGCCTCGCTATGTCCTTTTGGAAAACGTAGACCGGCTCATCAAATCTCCGGCATGGCAAAAAGGGCGTGATTTTTCCATCATCCTGCGGTGCTTCTATGAAGCAGGCTATGCCGTTGAATGGCGGGTGATAAATGCCGCCGACTATGGCGAAGCACAGCGCAGGCGGCGCACCTTTCTCTTTGCCTTCCGAAACGATACCGCCCTGTTCCGAAAAGCGGCGGAGCTCATCTGTGTGGAGGGTCTGAAGGGTGCCCATCAGTTGCTCCTGCAGGACGGCTTCTTTGCCCCCATCTTTCCCTTGTATGGCTTTGAACGGAAATACAGCGAGGGATGGCTCGATGAGTTTCGCTACCTCGATCTGAAGGATCTGTCTGCCGCACAATCCTGCCACTTCTATGCCTCCGGGCTTATGGTCAACGGCCGCTTCTATTCCGTCGAGAGTATCCCTCTTCAATTCCCATATAAGCCGCTCCGCTCCGTGTTGGAGACCACCCCACTTGCAGAGCGATATTTCCTCTCTGCTGCCGACATCGACCACTGGCGGTATCTCAAGGGCGCAAAGCAGGAGACCCGCCACCGCAGGAACGGTTCTACTTATTTCTTTTCGGAAGGTTCCATGGCGTTTCCCGATCGTTCCGACCTTCCTGCCCGCACGATGCTCACCAGCGAAGGCTCCGTTTCCCGCAGCACCCATGTAGTCGCAGACCCACGGACCCAACGTCTGCGTACGCTAACGCCCATCGAATGCGAACGGCTCAACGGCTTCCCGGATGATTGGACAGCCGGGATGCCGGAACGACTGCGCTATTTCACCATGGGGAATGCGCTCGTCGTTCCACTGGTCAAGGCCATGGGCAAGCGGATCAGCGCACTGGCCGAGGACGAGCAGCGTAGTTGATGGGCGTTTCTCTTGGGTTTCCAAAGGGGCCGCAGCACCCCTTTGGCACACGACTTTGCTTGCAAAGTCTAGTGTGTTACACCTTGGTTCCGGCTGACGCGGAAAAGGGGCTGCGAGAGGCTCCGGCAAGCACCTGTTCTGCGGCAGAAGGATGCGCGGATGGGCGTTGCTATTGACGCTCTTTGCCACCCAGCGCAGGCTTGCAGAGGAACCAATGGTGTACGTTCTCCCGTCCTGCCGCAGCAGCGCTCCCCGCCCTGTATTAGTAGCACTCTTTGTCGTTTCTTCGAAGAATATTTCTTGCAAAGGCTATGCATCCCATAGTTTTTGTAGTATTATTTTTTCATAGCCCATCCACCCCATCAAAACGACAAGGAGGCGACTCGTGTTATGATCTATCGGAACGACCCCTATCTTGATGCCCAGTTCCAAAAAGCGGTTCAAGCCGCCCACGACCAAGACTGGGATACCTTTGAGCGTTCTTCGTTCTACGATGCTCGAATGATGGAAGATCTGCTATATGTTTGCGAGGATTTTATGCCGTTGGAGGCCAAGTGCCGTTTTGCCTTGGAGCATTACGACAACCACGGCGACCATTCTCCCATTATTCGGAAATACGTTCGCCGGGCAAGGATCATCCGCCCTGAAAATTGGCGCGATGCCCTGCCGGAAAGCGTACGCGATCTCGACACTTTTACGATTTACCGTGGCTCTAGCAGCGACATCAGCCGCGCGCCTCTCTCGCTCTCGTGGTCACTCTCTTACGATGTTGCAGAGTGGTTCGCACGTCGTAATAATTTCCTT